TGTTGTTGCATCTGGTGTTAATCTAAACGGTAAGTCACCTACAACAAACGCACTAATGCCTCTATCATAGTTAAGTGTTTTCATTTCACCAATTAGCTCTGAGTAACCTGGGCAAGCCATTAAGTTAAAGATTCTTGAATTATCATCTCTAATATCAGCGTTGCTGTTAACCATTGCTTGTAATGCTTGTACTACAACTTTACGTTGAGCTTTTCTACCAAATGAGCCTGCACCATTTTCTTGGTTAGCTGATTCAGTTACCCATCTGTTAGTTGCGTATGCCGCCATTGACTCGTCATTGTTAAATCTAATGTTAAGTCCTGTAGTATCAATGTAGTTACGTACATATTTCTTAACGTTAAATCCTGAACGTCTAGTGTTCCATAGCAACATACCTTTTGGATATAGTGCTGGATCTGGAGCGTCAAAGTCTAAGAAGTTGCTTACTAGTAATGCTGGGATCGTTGCCGCTGTATCACCGTTAACACCGCTTGTACCATAACGTGCATCTGCAAATAATATACCATCTTCAGTAGTTTGGTCACCTGTATCAAGTGCAATCCACTTTAATGAAGTAGCGTTGTATTTGTAAACTTTTGGATAGTTTTCTAAGTCTGCTGTGCTAATCCAAATGTCACCATTTTTAAGATCAGTATCATCTGACTGTTTAGTAGGCTCAGTAGCACTAACAATTGGTCCATTTGGATCAGTTTTGTCTGCACTATTAGCATCGTAGAACGGTGCTGTTGAGTCTTGGTATCCTACCCATGTAGTACCATTGTGGATCATCATGTCTACTTCGTCTACAATACTGTTGTACCATAATGCACCGTCAGCTGTTAATGCTGTTGGAGCAGTTGTACTTGGTGTGTATGTTAAGTATTTCCAGTTACTAGCAACCATATCAAATGCATTACCTGAAGCATCTGTATATAAGTTTGGAGTTGCTGTTGCCGCATTTGAGCCATTGTAAGCTACAAATCCTGCTAAAGCTAATCCGCTGTTAGTATCTGTAATGTGGATGTCACCACCGTCATTGTGTTCAATAACTATTCTGTTTGAAGCGTCAACACTTGCTACAACGTTAGTTAATCCTGCGGAGTTAATTGCACCTGCAATATCGTCTGCATCGTCAGCCGCACCGTTAGTTGTTACACTAACTGTTACTGCCGCACTTAACGTAGCACTTGCTGGAACAGTTTCTGCAATATCAAATGCATAAGTTCCTGTAACTACTTGTGTTGTAATAATGTCTGAAGTAATTTTAGTATTACCTGTTGACTGTCTTCTGTGTATTTTAAAGTCACCAATTGGATCAGTTGCTTCATCATTGTTAGTTTTGATGTAAACAGTTCCAACTGCTAAGTTCTTACCACCGCCTGCTTTATCTAAGCCGTGTAATGCCGCCTCAGGTGATGCATACATTGGAGCCGCTTTAGTTTCCCACAAGCTAGTTGTTGCGTTCCACATTTTAACTTTCCAGTTAGCACCTAAGTTAGGTTGTGTAGTTTTAACCCAAATACTTCCAGTTGGTCTTGGAGCAGTATCTGTTGACTTGTACTCAGGTACACTAGTATGCGGAGCAATAGTATTTTTAGGTGCTTTATAAGTAGCCGCCGTTAAACCTATCTCTGCTAATAGTGTTGAAGCGTTAGTTGCTAATACAACGTCTACGCCTGTTGAGTAAATCTCTAATTTGTTGTTAACTACTGCTGAACTAACTCCAGCAATACCTGCTGAACCAATAGCTGATACAACATCACTTAATGCTGTTCCGCCACTTGTTACAACAGTACCGTTAATGCTCATTGAAGCACCATTTGAAACAGTTGGATTTGAAATCGTTCCTGTTACAGTTGCCCATGCACTAATCCATGCTGTTGATCCTACTTGTACCCAACTACCATCGCTCTTTTTGTAGAACAATTTGTTAAGTGTAGTAGTAGCAACAATAGCGTAATCACCAATTGCACCAACAGAAGTTTTTGGTACTCCGCCTGTTACTTTAGTAGTATCTGTAATTACTGTAGGAACTTTATTAGTAAAGCTCTGTCCACCAGTAACAGTAGCCGCCGCGCCGTTCCATTCAAAAATACCAAACACACTATTTGCTGTATCGAACCAATATGTTCCATCTGCTGGATTCGCCGCTGGCGCCGTAGCAGAAGCAATTAGCTCTGATGTGTTTAGTGTTGCTCTAGTTACATAAGCTCTGTTAGCTACTCCTAAGTATGAGTAGGCCGCTTGTAACCCGTATTCATTTAATTCACTACCATGTAGTGCATTGTTGTTTGTGTCCGTATAGAAAGTTGGATCTCCAAACAAGTCTGTTAATTCTCTCTGTGAGGTAACCAAATAAGGTTTACCTGCGTTTGCCGCAGTCGTTGCCGCCGCAGTTCCTGTTCCAGCACCGTTCGTTTTGTCTTGTGCGGAAACAACAAAAATCATTGGTACTGTACCTGGCTCAGCTGGGGTATAGAAACTTTCGTCTATAACGCTGACCTGTACTCCTGGTGATACTAAAGCCATTTTATTTTCTCCTGTTGATATAGCATGTTACTATTATTTATACCAATTTGCATAAAAGGCCTCTTTATCTACCCCGAAAAAGGGATCAAAAAGGGCAGGTAAATACATATATGAGACCTTTATGCAAATGTGGCGTTAAACCAGTAGCAATTAACTATTACAAAAAAGGAAAACCTTTTTATAGAAGCAAGTGTGAGTCATGTGCCAGGCACGGTAAGCCTATACATGGTAGTCCTAAATGGAAACAGTCTGGATATGAAAAGAAACAAGTTTGCGACAAGTGTGGCTTTAAAAGCAAACACAAGGAACAGTTTTCAGTATATTATATTGACGGTGATCTTAACAACGTAAGATTTAGCAACTTAAAAACAATATGTGCCAATTGTAGTAAAATTATGTACAAAGAAGGATTTAAATGGAAGCAAGGTGATTTGCTACCTGACTTCTAAGTTCATCAATAGTACCGTTGTTTTCTAATGTTTGTGAAAATTTAGTATGAGCCCAAGCCCATTCACTAGGATGTATATCAGTAGGCTCTGTATCAAACTCAACATACTCTGTAAACCACTTAGGATCTTCGCCACGCTTTACACGCCATACATGTCCACCTACTTCGTGTAGCATTTTTGCTTCGTTAGGAAAACGTGTATCAGGAAGTACCCAATTAATGTCTGGATTGTCAATAATTTTCTGTTTTACTAAGGATACCCAAATACCATCATAGAATCCGTTACGCATACATTCTGTACCAAATTCTTGTAATACTAATCTAGGTGTAATTGTACGTCCAGTTTCTTTTGTCCAAAACTCGTCTACTTTTTCACGCCATTCTCTAGATTCTGTTGTTTTACCATCAAGCATATCTCTGCTCCACCCAAACATAACGCCTACGCTATCTTTAAGTTTATCTGCAAATGATATTTTTTGAAAGTTGTGATTGCTAATCAAATAATCAGCAATAGTATCTTTACCGCTACCAATTAATCCACATACACCAATAATCAAAGTCTGACTCCTCATAAAATAAAAACTATTATACAATAGATTTATCAGGAAGTCAAGTGTTTATTAGCCGATTGTGAATCCGTAGCCTACGCCGCCTGCTACTTGTGTTTTTAGTTCTTCTTCTAGCTTTTCCATTTCAGCTTGTGCTTCTGCTTTGAGTGCATCACCGTTAAGCGTTGAACCACCTTGTGGTCCTGCAATGGTTGCGAACTTTGAACGTGCTTCGCCTAGCATATACTTACAACTAGCAAGGGTATAATCTTTAATCCATTGCTTACCAAGATAATCATTAAGCAATTCACTATCTGGTCTGTGATTATACACATAAAGAAGTAATGTTTCTTCTGCTCTTGGACGTTGTAAAAGTGTTAATTTTTTAGTTGTAGTATTCCAATTGAATTCGATAAAAGAACCAAACATACGTCCTACAAGTTCTTGGTACTGACTAAACATATCATATGTTGCTAGTCCGCCCATGTTAGAACTTGATAACAAGTACGTATTTGTGTATGCCATGTTGAATGGTTCAAATAAAGTACCGCCATCACCGCCACCTGAACGTGATCCAATTGAGCGTCTAAATAATTTCCTAACCTCAGTTACTTCTTGCGGTAACGTATATTCATTTTGATCAATTATCGTAGGCATAAAAAGATATGACTCTTCGACTGAATTATCTGAACGCTGTCTAAATTTGCCAAGGGCTTTTTCTAGTGCAGTTTCATAATGAATAGGGTCAAGTTCAACATCAATCATGCCTCCGCCTAACATAGCGTTTACATAATCGAATACATCTTGTTTTTGTGTGCTTAATGCCATTTCTTGTTCTCCACTAGTATTTATGCTAACGATAAATACTTATACTATGCCAAGACTCAGTTTATACAAACCCGAAAAGGGCAATGATTACGATTTCTTAGACAAAACTATTACCGAAATGTTTACAGTAGGTGGTACAGATGTCTTTGTACACAAGTATCTAGGCCCCGCAAATCCAGACGAAGCAGACGCTACGCCTGCACAACCTCGTTATGATGCTGTTAAAGAAACCAACATACAAGACATGTTGTTCTTAGAAAACAGAGATCGTAAGTATGATCCAGACATTTATAAAATGCGTGGCATTTATAATATACAAGATATTGACTTTGATATGAGTCAATTCGGATTGTTCTTACAAAACGATACATTGTTTATGACAATTCCTATTAATTATAGTGTTAGAACACTAGGGCGTAAAATTATGCCAGGAGATGTTATTGAACTTCCACACTTAAAAGACGAACATGCACTTAATGATTATAGTGTAGCACTAAAACGTTTTTATGTTGTAGAAGATGTAAACAGAGCCGCTGAAGGATTTACACAAACTTGGTATCCGCATTTATACAGAATTAAATTAAAACAAATTGTTGACTCACAAGAGTTTAAAGAAATACTTGATTTACCTTCAGAAGAAGGAAGTACAAATACACTACGTGATGTTCTTAGTACATACGAAAAAGAAATGCAGATTAATAATGCTGTACTTGCTCAAGCAGAAGCTGATGCACCTAAGTCAGGTTATGATACTACAAACTTATATACTATTGCTAAAGATGACAATGGTAACGTAGCATTAAAAACTACAGACATATCAGATATTGATGCAAGTTCACAAGAACTATTAGTTGATAGAATTTCAGAAACACCAACACGTTCTGAGTACAATGGTTACTTGGTTGGCGATGGTGTACCACCTAATGGAGAAGCGTTTGGACATGGTCCTAGTTTCCCAACTAACTCAGTCGAAGGAGACTATTGGTTAAGGACAGACTTTATGCCTAATAGATTATTTAGACAAGACGGTAGCCGTTGGGTCAAACAAGAAGATTCAGTACGTATGACAATGACAAATACAGATACTAAAGCAACACAAAAAGGTACATTTGTTAACAACGCATCACAGAATGTTATTGGTGACGAAACTGTAACAGAAAGACAACCGTTGAGTAAAATTTTAAAACCGAAGGCGGATAATTAATGAGACATAAAATTGCAGGAATACTATTTTTAATTTTAGGCGTATATTTTTTAAATAACGACATGGGACATATGAACCACGGACCTAGCTTATTTGGTATAGGTGAAATGTCATGGATGTGGTTTACTATGGCAGTTGTGCATCTCCTAATTAGAGATTGTAACTGCCCAAAGTGTAAGGGATAACAATGCAACACTTTTATGATGGACAAATAAGAAGATACATTACTCAGCTAGTAAGACTAATGAGTAACTTTTCGTATGCTGATAGCAAAGGTAATCTTGTTCAAGTTCCTGTTATGTACGGAGATATTACAAGACAAGTTGGCGCCATTATAAAAGACAATAGCGAAAATAAAATACCAAGTGCTCCACGTATAGGAGTATATGTTACTGGATTAGAAATGGATCGTACTAGAACTGCTGATGCTACATACACCGGCAAAGTACATCTTAGAGAACGTGAATATGATGCAGAAGGTAAAGAATATTTAAACACACAGGGTAACAATTATACTGTTGAACGTTTAATGCCTACACCGTATACACTAAAAGTTAATGCAGATATTTGGTCTACTAACACAGAACAAAAACTACAAATTATGGAACAGCTATTAATGTTCTTTAATCCTAGTTTAGAAATACAAACTACAGACAACTATGTAGACTGGACAAGTTTAAGTGTTGTTGATTTAGAAAATATTGTTTTTAGTGGAAGAACTATTCCTATGGGAATTGATACTGAAATAGATGTAGCAACACTATCGTTTTCAACACCAATTTATATTAGTCCTCCAGCTAAAGTTAAAAAGCTAGGTGTCATAACAAGTGTTATAATGAGTATCTTTGATGAAACTAAAGGTACTATTGATTTAGGAAAATCAATGCCAGAGCTTAATGCTTATGATGACAGTTGGGCAAACAGTACTAAAAACAAAGACAGTTCAGAAAGAATACACATACAAGTGAACACAGCATTAAACTACGATGCTATTGTTACTAACAATATTGTACAACTTGGTAAGAATGGTATATCAGGTGAAATTAATTGGCGTGAATACCTTGAAGTAGAACCTGGTGAATATAGAGCAGGATTAAGTAAAATTTATCTAAACAGAATCGATTTAGCCGCTCCAGTTGTAGGTACTATTGCACTAAATGATTTAGACGAAACACAACTTATTGTTAATTGGGACGAAGATACTATTCCAACTAATACAGTATTAGGATTACCAAATAGTCCACAAAAAGGAACTATTGATGCAATTATTGATCCAACTAGAACTAATCCAACTAACTTAAAAGTACCTGGTAACAGAATATTATTACTAGGAGATATTGGTTCTACAGATAACACAGATGGCGCCGATGCTTGGAAAGATAGTGGCGGTAATGACACACTAGTTGCTAGTGAAAACGATATTATTGAATGGTCTGGAACAGAATGGCAAATAGTATTTGATTCAAGTACCAAAACAGAGCCATCAACTGACATAACATATACAACCAATTTAACTACTGGTATACAATACAAATGGGACGGTGTAGAATGGACACTATCCTTTGAAGGCGAGTATCGAAAAGGAAGCTGGCGTTTAGTACTCTAAATAAGTACTTGTATGGAACAAATTATTTGTAGTGGTGCTCTATTCTATTCGTTGACAACACAACGTTTCTTATTCTTACACCGTACACAATCAAAACAAAATAATGTTTGGGGTCTTGTTGGGGGAACTAACGAAGATACAGAAATCCCTTACAAAGCTCTGCTACGTGAAGTTAAAGAAGAACTTGGTAGCGTTCCAAAAATTATTAAATCAATCCCATTAGAAACATTTGTAAGTAATGATGATAAGTTTCAATTTCATACTTATTTGTGTGTTGTAAAAGATGAATTTTTACCTTTACTAAATGACGAGCATAACGGATATGCTTGGGTTAGTTTTCAAAATTGGCCAAAGCCATTGCACATGGGATTACGCAACACATTACAAAATAAACAAAACTTAACTAAACTACAAACAGTATTTCAACTAGTTTCGTTATTACAAGAGTCGGATATCTAAATGAGTAAAGTATTAGTAATTGGTGATGTAATCATCGACAAATATATCTATGGTACTAGTACAAGGATTAGTCCTGAAGCACCTGTACCTATAGTTAATCTTGAAAATGTTTCAACATCTTTAGGTGGTGCAGGACTTGTTTATGAAAACTTAAAAAGTCTAGGTGTTGACATAGAACTATTTGAAACTAATCAACCTAGAAGTGTTAAAACTAGAGTAATTTGTGACGGACATTATATTACAAGGTTAGACGAAGATCAAAATGCAAATTCAGGTGTAGTATTAGATGAAGTATTATGTAGTGATTTTTCAGAATATGATTATGTAATATTAAGCGATTACGACAAAGGTGTACTAGATAATGCAAAACAAATTATTGCACACATTAACAGTCAAGGTCCTAAAGTAATTGTTGATCCAAAGCGTTATGCACATGACTATGAAGGTGCATGGTTAGTTAAACCAAATAACAGCGAATATACTAAGTTTGAATTTGACGAATGGAAAGGTAATATTATTACCACTGATGCAGGACGTAATGTTATTGCTACAATAGACAACATTGAATATACAATTCCTGTTGAACAAGTTGAAGTATCAGATGTTACAGGTGCAGGTGATTGTTTCCTTGCTACGTTTGTATATGCACTAACAAAAGGTTACACACATAAACGCTGTTTAGAATTGGCTGTCAAAGGTGCTACTGAAGCAGTTAAACATGTAGGCACACATATCATAACAATTGATGATATTAATGATACTATTGTATGGACTAACGGAGTGTTTGATATACTACATATAGGCCATTTAAAGCTACTTAGACACGCACACACGCTTGGTAAACGCCTAGTGGTGGGCATTAATAGCGATGCAAGTGTAAAGCGTTTAAAAGGTGAAACTAGACCCATTAACGATGAGCAAACACGCAAAGCCGCTTTGTTAGAATTGGGATTCATTGATGAGGTAATTATATTTGATGAAGATACACCAATAGAAACTTTGGTTAATATCATGCCTGACATAATTGTTAAAGGCGGAGATTATACAGTTGATACAGTAGTAGGAAATGAACTAGCAGAAGTTGTTATCTTTCCAATTATTGAAGGTGCAAGTACAACGAAAATTATAGACGAGATTAGAAAATGAATATTTTAATTACAGGACATGAAGGATTTATTGGTAAAAACCTTGGAGCATACTTACAATCTAAAGGACACAATGTTGAAGGCTTTGAATGGAAGCCAAATATTATACCAGATCCTGAACCATACGATAGAGTAATTCATTTAGGTGCTGTTAGTAGTACTACTGAACGTGACGTTGAAAAGATCATGGAACAAAATTACGAGTTCTCAATGCGTCTATTACAGCTATGCGATCAAAAAGGAACTACATTAATGTATGCTAGTAGTGCTAGTGTATATGGCGACAAGTTTGAAGAAAATGCTAAACTACAACCACAAAGTGGATATGCATGGAGTAAGTATTTGTTTGATAGATTTGTAATGCAAGTACCAGAGTTTATGGTTAACGTACAAGGATTTAGATTCTTTAATGTATATGGACCAGGTGAAGAACACAAAGGCGATCAAATGAGTGTGTTTCACAAGTTTGAAAAACAAGCTAAAGAAACAGGTGTTATAAAAGTATTTGAAGGTAGTGATAAAATAGATAGAGATTTTATCCATGTTGGCGATGTATGTGAAATTATCGAAAAATTTATTGATGTTGATAATACAGATATATGGAATGTTGGTACAGGTACACCTCGTTCATTTATGGAAATTGCTGAACTGTATGCCAAAAAGTATAATGCTAAAATTGAAGAAATACCTATGCCAGAAGAGCTTAAAGGACAGTACCAGTATTACACCTGTTCTCACAATAAAAAGTTAATTAATAGTATAGGCGTTCATAATTTTAGAACAATCGAGGAGTATATAAATGCCAGCAAGACATAGTGGTAAAGTAGACAAAGGTTGGGGATACGAATTAATTTGGGCAACCAATGATTTGTATTGTGGAAAAATTATGGTTTTTGAAAAACTTGGTGCAAAATTTAGTATGCACTTTCATAAAGAAAAAGATGAATCATGGTTTGTAAATAGCGGATCATTTAAACTTCGTTACATTGATACGCAAACAGCTACAGTAATGGAGAAGACTTTAGGACCAGGCGATACATGGAGAAATCCACCATTAATGCCACACCAGTTAGAAGCACTTGAAGTAGGTAGTAGTATTACTGAAGTAAGTACACCTGATTCTATTGAAGATAATTATAGAATTATTCCAGGTGACAGTCAAGGTGTTGTGGTACAACCAGAGGCCACACCAGATGCAAATCCACAAAGCTAACTTAGACTTAGACTTACGCAAATTAAAACATAATTGCAGTTTTGTTTATCAACAAATTATAAACGAAATTGCAATTCCTAACGATAAAATAGAAACTCAACATACTTCAATACCTACGGCAGTAAGCCAATACTATAATTTGTTTACTAGTATTATGCCAGGTATGTTTGAACTCCAACGTTCAATTAGAGAAGAATTTAAAAACATAGAACATGATACTAGTTTAGAATATTGGATTGTTGGTTGGTTAAATTATTGGCCTAACAAGGGTCGTACATTAGAATGGCATGGACACGAATATGGAGATGATGATAATTGTTTCCACGGATACATAGGTGTTCAAAGTGAACCATCACAAACATTATATCGTAACATAGGCGAAGAAGAAATTACTAGTGTTGAAAATAAAAATGGGCAGTTAGTTATTACTAATAGCAAAGGAGTTGAACACATGACTAGTGATTGGGAACAAGATGAACCTCGTATTACTATTGCGTTTAACATACAACCTAGAGAAACTGTTTTACAAGAAATAGGAAATAAACTTAATTACTATGTCGGCCTTTAAAAATATCTTTCCAGTTCCTATGCTAGAACATTTTGTTCCAGAGCGAATTGCTGACGATGTTGAAAACCTTTTAGTATCAAGATTAGATAGAATACCTAGACCTACTGACGATGCACCACATAGCACAGATTACTTTGAACCTAAAAAAGTAATAGACTTGTATACTGATGTTCCGGAATTGTTTAGTGAAATACAAGAATGTGTTAATAAATTCCAAGAAGCATGTAGCATTAAACATTTACCTCATACTAATCAATACGTATGGTGGACACAAGATTACCAAGAAGGCGATATACACAAAGAACACGAACACGGTATGAATAAAATATCTGGAGTGTATTGGGTAAGAGCAAATGAAAACGCTGGTGGATTATCTTTTAGAAATCCTAATCCTTATGTTGAGTATGCACACAATGAATATTCGCAGTATGGATATGGTAAGTACGAATTCCAACCTATGAAAGGTAAACTATTATTGTTTCCTTCTTACTTAAAACACCAAGTAGAGCCTAGTGGTAAAAACGTTATACGTTCCACTATTGCTTTCAACGTAGTAT